TGTGCTCTTCCGATCTACGCCTTGAAAGCGAAAGCGCTTGCATCTGAAAATGCGGATGAAGTGCGCGGCATCAATGCGCAGATGGAAGACCTGAACGCAGAACTGGAAGAAGTGCGGGCCGAGCTGGCCGCGCTTGCGGAAGAAGCGAGAGCGGCAGCGGAGGCCATGGAGCAGAGAAGCGTACCGCCCGCCGGCGCGCAGCTGGTCAATGGCGCAGTGGTTGCCGGATTTGCACAGCCGGGCGCTATCACGCAGAAGCGTGAAAACGTTGATCCATTTGGCACCCTGGAATATCGCCAGGCATTTATGAGCTACGCGCAAACTGGCCAGGCCATTCCCACGAGCTTGTATCAACGGGATGGCATGCCAGCCAACACCAACACTTTGGGCGCAACTATCCCCACCACTGTGCTGAATGAGTTCATCAATGAAATTCGGAAGCGGTACGGCAATTTGTACGCGAAGGTGCGGAAGCTGAACATCCAGGGCGCGGTGAAGGTACCGATTGCCCAGCTACAAGCGACTTTCAAGTGGATCACGGAGGACACGGTTTCCCCGCGGCAAGACGGCGGCAAGATCAATGATTTCGTGGAATTCAGCTACAACATGGCGGAAATTCGCGTATCTCAAACCCTGCTTTCCTCTATCGTCTCTCTTGACATTTTTGAGCGGGAGATCGTACGGGTAATGATGATTGCCTACATGCAGGCCATGGATGTTGGCATTGTGCGCGGCACCGGCGTTGGGCAGATGCTTGGCATCCTGAACGATCCGCGTGTGCTGGCCACTGGCAATGAAATCACTATGACAGCCAACGAAATCAACAACTGGACGGCATGGCGTAAAAAATTCTTTGCCAAGCTGCCGCTGGGCTATCGGGCTGGTGAATTTATCTTCCCGTTGGGCACGGTGGATGCATACCTGGAAACTATGGCGGATTCCAACAATAACCCGATCTTCCGGCAGGCAACAGGGCTGGAAGTGAATGACGGCGACGCAATGAATCCGAACGGCCGCTTTTTCGGGCGCGAAATTGCGCTGGTGGAGCCGGATGTCATCCCCGACTTTGATAGCGCGGCAAGCGGTGATGTGATCGGCATCTTCTGGCAGCCGGAAGAGTACGCCATCAACACCAACATGGCGTTCGGCATGCGCCGCTGGTTTGATGAGGACCGGAACGAGTGGGTAAACAAAATGCTCACCGTGGTGGACGGCAAGGTTTTGAACCCCATGGGCATCTGGCTGATCAAAAAGGCGTAAGGTGGTGATCCCGTGAATTTAACGGTTGATCGGCTGAAAGAGCTGTTTGTGAAACTGGGCGGCGCGGAATCGGTGGTTGCCGGATGCAGCACAATCGTAGAAGTGTTAAACGCGATCTCCGCCAAATACGACGGGAAAGATGACGCGACATTAAACCCTGATGCAATCTCCAACATCACGGAGATTGCGGACAAAATTGGAGGCGGGGGCGACGCCCCGATAGGTGCGCTGATTGCGGATGGGATAACATCGTGCGTGAATTTGAGCTTCTCTTCTTCTGGCATTACAAGTGTCATCGTACCTGGTACCGTTAAAGAGGTTTTTGGATTCAATTCTTGCCCGAATTTAAAAACTGTGGTTGTAAAAAGAGGCGTGGAAACGATTGGAGTTGAGGCATTTTCAGCATGCACAAATTTAGAAAATCTAACACTCGAAGACGGCCTTACCATAATCTTAGACGCGGCATTTAACTCTTGCTCCAAACTGCAAAGAATCGAAACGGATGCAAAAACAATCGGTGATAGTGCTTTTATGAGCTGCACACGGCTTGGCAAAGTGGTTTTGAAGGAAGGCGTTGAAGCGATCTTGAATAACGCTTTTGTAGGATCGGGGCTTACTTTTAATGATGATCCCGGATTTCCTCGGGAGCCTTTGATTCTTCCGTCCACAATAAACTACATGGATGATAACGCTTTGCAAGATGTTTTCGTGGATGTAAAATGCAGGTTTTCTGCGGATTCGCCAGTGGCAGCAAATGCGCCGTGGGGAGCGGTTGGGAACGTGATTTTCGACTATACGGGTGACTGACATGCCAACATTATCTGATGTTAAAGCCGCCCTTGGCGTCACCGGGGATTACCAGGATGCAACTTTATCAATTTATTTTGATGAGGTTGTATATTTTTTGCTGGACGCCGGTGTGTCTCCGCCGCACATCACGCCGGGAATTGTGGCCCGCGGTGTGGCAGACCTTTGGCAGTACGGTGGCAATGACGGAAAACTATCATCCTACTTTATACATCGTGCTACGCAACTGTCATACAAAAAATAAGGAGGTAAAATTTTGATCAACAATGACAGAATCGTCCCCATCATGAAAATGGACTTGCTGTCCATGGCCGGCACGGTGATGGGACTGATCGGAACAACTTATACGGTACTGAAAGCAAGCACCATCGAGGGTGCTTTTTCTGTGCCCGGCACCGGCGACGTGGGTACACTGCTGGCCGATCAGCCGGTACAGTCCATGGACTTCCCAGCAGAAGTCACCGCCGGGGTGGTGTATTTTGTCGCGGCGTATGATTACGCCGGGATGACGATCGCCGGGGCAGAAACCACGCCAACCGGTGACGTTATCCCGGACGGCGTAACGTTGTACAAAGCGGAGCTGGCCAGCGGCGCGATCACCATCACGCCGGTTACGCCGGTAGCTGCATAATCATGGCCCGGTTTAAGTTTTCCGGGCCGCTGTCAACGCCGCTGATGCTGCTGGTGCCGACGTATACAGATGCTTACGGCGTGCCAAAAAAGAGCTTTCCCGCCATTGCTGACGGAATCTTGATCTACGGCACGTTTCGCACTTACGGCGGCACCGACATGGAAGTGAACGGCCTGTACTCCGTGGAGAACACGGCCGTGATCGAAACCTGGTATCGGCCGGACATCAAGAGTGACTGCCGGATCGGAGTTCCGCAGACTGGGGACGTGTATGAGATCATGGGCCAGCCGGAAAACATTGAAATGCGGAATCAGTATCTAAGGATCAAGGTGCGGCAGATCAAAGGGGGCGCGTAGCTTTGGCAAAAAAGATGTTCCAGCTTGAAACAAAAGGATTTGAAGCAGCAATGATAAAACGGCTGGATAGCCTGGGTGGCGACGTGCGCGGCGCCGTGGACGAAGCGCTTGGCAAGGCGGCTAAGATGGTGCGGAAAGATACTGTTACGGCTACCCAACACCCAAACCTTCCACGGCAAGGCGAGTACTCCAACGGTGCCACGATGGATTCCATTGTGAGTGATACCAGCGTGCACTGGGAGGGGCAGACTGGATGGGTACCGGTCGGCTTTGATTTCAGCCGGCCCGGCGCTGGCGGGTACTTGATCACAGGTACGCCAAAGATGCGGCCCGCCCCAATGTTGCATCGGATGTATAGACAAAAGGCGTACATGAGAAACATTCAACGACTAATCGGCGAAGTGATTACGCAGCATGTAGTGGATAAGATGGCGGGGGGTTGATCGTGAAGCAAGAATTGATTGGCATTTTAAGCACTTTCGGTTATCCCGTCCGGCTGCAGGGCTCTTTGGGTGCGCAAGAGGCGTACCCAGAGAGCTTTTTCACGATCTGGAACGACGAGACGGAAGACTATACCCACTACGACAACGCCCCCATTGCTTACGTCTGGACATTCTCGATCAATTTTTACTCGGTTGACCCCGCCTTGGTTAATACCGTGCTGATCCGAGCAAAAGAAAAGCTGAAAGAAAGCGGGTGGATCATCGGCGGCAAGGGCTATGATGTGCCGTCTGATGAAGCATCCCACACGGGCAGGGCGATCACAGCCCTGTACATCGAAAAATCATAAGGAGGATAAAAAATGCCTACACCTAGCAGAGAGTTGCAAGAAATCCTTGTTTACAGAGGGGTTGAAGGCCTTGTTGCCGCAGAAGTGCTCGCAGATGATGATGAAAATGGGTATCAAACGGGGCCTGTATTTGCCATTGCAGGCGTTGCGGAAATCAGCCGCACAACTGATAGCTCCAGCGAAGCGCAGTACTACGATAACATCCCAGCGGTTGTAATTTCGAGCACATCAGCAGACGAGATCACAATCAGCGCATCGGCAATCCCGTTTGATGTATTGGCCACAATTACCGGCCAATATTACGATGCAACCACAGGAGCATTTATTGAAGGCCCTCGGGATACAAAGTATTTTGCTATCGGATATATTACAAAAAAGAACAACGGTGACAAGGTATACGTTTGGCGCCTAAAATGTTCGTTTAACGTACCAGATCAAACAAATGTAACAGAAAATGATTCAACGGACGCCAATGGACAAGAGATTGTTTGCACCGGCATTTCCACAACTCACAAATTCACAATAACCGGCAAGGGCGCGAAAGCGCTGAATGTTGATGTAAGCAAAGATTTGGCAGATGTGTCCACCTTTTTTGATACGGTTACCACCCCCGACACTTTGCAGCCGAAGACGCCGCCGGCGCCCACCACATACACGCTTAGCATTGTGGAAGGCAGCGGCACAACTGTAGAAGTAATGCGCAGCGGGGTTGAGCTGATGGATGGCGATACTTTAAACGCTGGGGATGTGCTTACCATCACCGTGGTTGGCGGCACGTTAACAGTTAACGGGGTGCCGTTCACAAGCGGCGACACGTACACCGTTACCGGTAATGTGCTGGTGCAATCCAGTTATTAAAATCACAAAAGGTTAAAAGTACACACACCGTGGGGACAGCATGAGCCGCACATGGCGGCCATGTTTCGGGCCGGGCTTTCTCTCCTTTCACCGGCCCGATTACCCACTATCTTTTGAAAGGGAGAATGAAAAATGGAGCTGAACATTTACAAAAAAAGAAAAATTGAAAAAACTTATAAGGCAGATACTTATGATCTGATGTTTGGAACCGTTGAAGATATTGCGGCAGCCATCGACTTTGATGCGCTGCAAACAGGCTCGGACGCGGAGATCATCAAAATGGTGGGGAAGGTTTTTATCAAATCGCGCGAAACCATTACCGATCTGATGAAAGATGTGTTCCCCGGCATTACAGATGAGGAGTTAAGGCGCACCAAAATCACAGAAATGGCGCGGGTGATCGTTGAGATCGTGCAGTACACCATCGCACAGCTTAGCAAGGGGACTGCGCCAAAAAACTAGACGAGGGACAGGCTGAAAACCTGTCCCTTTATGAAATTTTTTTCGATATTGAAATCACACTTTCCGAACGCTTTCCCGGCGTCACCCCTTTCACGGTGCGTCGGGAAAAGGCGCGGGAAGTTTTTTTGCTGATCCGGCGGCTGAATGGCTATACGATGCGCAAAAACCGTGAAGCGAAAAAGAACATGAAAAACGGGAAGCGGATTATCCGGCGGCCAGCCGGTGATGATTGGTTTTAAGGTGGTGAGAACACATGCCAGCAGGTGAGGAATGGACCACTAGGTTACGGGTGGATGTCTCCGAATTCAAAAAAGGTATTTCAGACGCCAGCAAGGCGATCAAAGAGGCCAATGCGACCTTTAAGGCCGAAACAGCAGGCATGGACAAGTGGTCGAAAGA